TACCCCCTTAGACTTAGATGCTTACGCATAATGGACATTGCTACTTTCTGAAATTTNTCAAATGCAGGTTTCATATATGGGAACTTTTGCCCATTAAGCCAAGTTTTAGGCGCGTATTGACCGCCCATTTCAACCGAACGACCATAAACGATTGTTGGGCCAACTACGGCTGAATAGGTAGCAAATCCCTCGCGGTATCTTTCACCCTTAATAGATCGGCGTAAATTACCTGTGCGGTTCATAGGTGGCTCGCCAGTAATAGCTCGTTCTCCCGGTTGCCGTCTGCCTTTGATTTCCTCTTTGGCATATCGGGTAAGAGTGTTCATCATTTCATCACGCGCCATACGCGCGCCTGTATCTAATTTATCGGTTGCCTTGGTTACTGAGTTCATAACTTCAAAGATATTACTCTTTATCATTTTGAACCTCCCCTAAGGCGTTGTGAATAGCAACCAGCCAATCAATCATTGGGGCAGGTTGCTCATCGGTTTCTTGAATAGTCCAACCAAATTCTTTAGCGCAGAAGTAATAAAGAAACTCATCGTCAGGATAAGTTAAATCGGGATGCCGTTCGTGGCCTTCCAACGACTCCTTTAGCCGTTGGACTCGTCTAAAGGGCTATCGGGATTCGATTCGTTTTCAGGGGTTTTTGCAAAATTAGGAAATAAGATTTCTTGGGCTTTGTTGGCTTCAATAGCAAGCGCATCATAATCAGCAATTTCAAGTTCGCCAAGAGATGATATGCGAATTGATGGCAAGATTAGATCAAGTGTCCAATCCTTAACCAAGAAAGCGATTAAACCTTCGGTCATATCTAGGCTTTGGATTAGAGCGTTATCTTGTTCTGATAAAGATGCCCAAACCTTCTTGCGGTCTTTGTGGCGCATCTCTGTTGCATCGCGTAGCGTAACTTCTGCCTTAGATTTAGGCAGGATAATTTTTGTTTCAGGCATTGATTTCCTTCCATCCGCGCCTTCTCTATGTAGGGTCAGTAGGGGTGGGAAGGCGGCACCCCTACCGACATCTTATCGGGTTAGTTGTATGTACCCGAAGCCTTTGCGTTCTGTAGTGTCCATTTAATAGGTGAGTAGCCTGAGGTTGCACCTGCATCTGTGGTGTTACCTTGAGCGTTTAGATCAATTTCAACTTCTACAAAATCTTTTGAGCGATCAATCATGGCCGCTACATAAGCACCCTTAGTTACGGTTGCTTGAACTTGAGTTGCAGTTGATCCTGAACCTTGCGACCAGTTAATTGTGATTGCAGGTTGGGTATTTGTAAGGAATCGAGTTAGTTCGGTATCAGNTTCCATTACGAAGCGAATCTTACCTTTAACTTCTAAAGCACCTACAAATACTGAGTAAGGATTCTTAGTGTTAGAAATACCAAAGATAGGTGTTACCGGGCGAGTCATATCTATATTGCCTTCAACCGAGTTGGAGATTTGTGATCCACCAATAGTTACAGTTGCAATCCAAGTAGGGATTGGCAATACAGTTGAGAAAGATGGGGTTGGGGTTGAGGCAGTTGCCGAAGCGTAACCTGTTCCCTTTGCATCGTAATCAAGCAATCCATCTGCGGTAAATTTTAAAGATAGATCGTGGATTTGAACACCTGCGTATGCGCGAACATTTGCGGCATAAAAATCGGTAAGAGTGTATGCAACAGGTTGAGCATCTGAGCCTGTTCCTGTGGCGTTCTTTAGCGAGATTGCGTGGGTATAAGGTGCTGATGAACCTGTTGTAGTTACATCGCCAAGCAAACCTGCAAGAGAGTATCCGAAGGTGTCTGCAAATACAGGGCCACCAAAATCAAATGTTGAGTAGGTACGGCCTTGAATATAGGCGTAGTTCTTTACAAGGCTACCGCGCAAGCCCTCATCATAAAGTTCGCCAATTAGATCAACAGGCTTTAGCTTTGATGCAGTAACAGGGATAAAGTCCGTTGGTGTAACGGCAGTTCCCTTTGTTGCTTCTTTGGCTATGCCGAGGTACGAGCGGTGGGTATTTTGTACGGACATTATTCACTCTCCTGCTTTGGTGTAGGTTTGGCGGTTGCTGAAACATCGGGCGCGCTGAAATCATCAGGCGCATCAAAACTATCTCCGGGTTCAACGGTTACTGCGATGGTTGGGAATACGCGTTCATCGCTTCCGTTGTATGTGTATTTAGCCATTATTCTCCTTAGGCTTGAATCATTTGGGTAATATCAAAACGAATAGTTGCCCAAGTTTCTGTGGCGGTTCCATCGCTTGAAGTAGGCTCGCCGTAAGATGTATCTATGCGAGGTTCTGCGCCTTGCCAAACTAGGGTTCCTGAGTTATCGCCAAATCGGTGATCTGAGCGAAGGCGGTTTTTAAGATTATCAATTACATAATCAAAATTATCCATAGCATCCTCAGCGTTGTTTTCCATTGAGTGATGAAACAGTTGTATAGCTATTGAGTAATCAACACGCTTCCATCCGTTATGCGCGCCACCTACGGCTATTCTTTCCTCACGCTCTGATTCAATAAAGATAACTGCGGCGCAACGGTTTTTGTCTGACGGTAAAGCATTTACTTGAAAGTTAATACGCTTAGGAAATGATGTAAAGACTTGGTTTATACCATCTACCTTTGGTGGGGCAATAAAGGTTGCAATAGTAGAACGAGCCTCTTTGCGACCTACTGCCATTATCTAACCCTTCTGTAAGGCATTAGCAATTCTTGTGCTAGTGCCATATCGCTACCGATCTTGTCTGCGCCGGGTACTGCTTGTCCTGCGCTAGTAGATATGCTCATAACCATTGCGTTATCGCCACGAACCTTTAGCATTGCGGTTGTAGCAAGGATGGTTGCTTCTTTAACGGCAGGTGGTAGTGCTGAGATAGAAATGCCTGTTGTGTGAGTATTAACAAGCGCATTAGTAAGTGGGATTGTGGTTGAGCCAAATGTGTAAGTTGAATCAACGGTTACAAATTCACTTGAATATCCATCATAAATCTTTAGAGTCAATCCTGCGGTGATTCCTGTGCCACTAGCAACGGTTAGGCTAGTCTGCCCTGCGGTTGCGCTGACGATTGTGGTGTTTGCGTATCCTGCAACATAGCTATATTTGATGTAAGTTTCAACGCGTGGGCTAGTAGGAAAACCAAATTGAAGTGCGCCTTGAGATGAATAAGTTAAAGATAAGTTTGCGTAAGGCACGATAATCTCTGAATCCTCAATCCAAGCAATAGAGCAATCGCTAAGGGTTTGAAGTTGAGTAGATGGATTACCGTATTGAAAAGATGTTAAAGCAATAATAGGGTTGTAGCGTGGGTGTAGGCGAATAGTGCCATCTGCGTTAATTCGTGTGCGTTGTTGCTCTTGTTCTGTTGTAGCGGCTAGGACTTGGTTGCAATAAGTATCAACCCAAGATGAAGCGCGAGCAATAACATTAGATAATTCGGCATCTTGAACATCAGGATCTTGTGAGTTAAATACTAAGTTAGAAATATCAATCGCGGTAGGCGCGTTCTTGAATTCATCTAAAGTTAAATATGGGGTTGAGAATAGATGCGTTGTTCCTGTGTATGCGTTACTCATTTATTTCCCCACACTTTCCGCATTTTTTAAAAAATGATCCGAACCCGCACTTTTGGCAGGTATATCCGACTTGAGAAGGATTTGCAATAACGCCTGAGGCACTAGCAACTCCTAAGCCTTCTTTTTTTAATTGGCGAGCAAGTTTAGGATCGCTAACATTAAACAATCCATCTTTGCCAACTTTTAATACTTTAGTTCCGCGTGAGGTTTCTACGCCAAGTTCGCGCATACCTTTTGGTGGAATCATCTTAGACATTGCAATCCTTCCTTCAATGCAAAGAGGGGCAGGTTGCCCCACCCCTCTTGCAATTAACTAACTTTATGCAGATACGATTCCTGATACAGCACCGTTCCAAGCAGGTGCGTAGCAGAAGAAAGTTCCACGATAGTAGGTTGAAAATTCATAGGCAAACTGAGTAACTGGCCATTGAATTCCCATGTAGTCCTGAACATTTACAGCCGCCCAAACATCTGATACCTCTGTATCAGGGATTGGAAGTGTATATGAAAGAACAGGTGATACACCTTGTTGTAACCAAGGATGAACTGTTATATCAACTAGCTTTCCTGTGGTTTCGTTGTGTAATGCACCAATAACTGCGCCACCGACATAATCGCCAGTATCAGTTTGAGATAGGTTCAAACGGTAGTTAGCAGTTGATCCGTTTTTGATTGCATCTGATAATTGACGGCGATCTGCGCCGTTGATTAGGATTTCATCAGGATCAGCCTTAACTGCATCGTATAGATCGCCGAATACCTTTTGGTATTCTACGCCCGGATTAGATGTTGAGAAGGTTGTGTTGATCTCATTAACTGAACCTGAATTAGCACCAAGAACAGTTGGGATGATTCCGTCATAGCCAGTAGCGTATGCAGAAGTATCGCCTGTGATGGTTGAAGCAAGTGTTCCTGTTGTATTGAAAACAACATTATCTCCAAGAGATGAAGCACCTGCACCGTTTAGGTAACCAGTTAAAGATGAAATGGTTCCAACATAGTGAGCGTTAGATGCACCTGTTGATGTACCAACATAAATCTTGGTTGCTACTGCGCCAGCGACATTATTTACAACGATCTTAACTACTTGACCTGTTGTGATTGCTTGTGATTGAACTGTTGAAAGAACAGACTCACCAAAAGCACCAGCAGATGAAGTTGCATAGACATAGTAAGTAGTACCGTTAGTAAGAGCAACTTGTGATCCTGTTGCTGAAACGGCTGAAAGGGTAACTGTTGGTGCGGCAAGCGCGCCTGAGAAACCTGATGCAGTTCCGCGTGAATATAGGAACATACGCTCTTCCATCAACATTGTTGCATAAAGTGTAGATGTTGATGATAGCTGACGAAGGTCTTGGTATCCAAGGCCTGAGAAGTTAGCATCGAAGCTAACTGAGTCAGATAGTGAGTATGAGTTGTAAGGGATAACTAGGTCATCGGCGGTGTAGGAAATCTTTGGGCCGCGTTCAAAGTTAATTGAACCAAATGCGGTTGTTGTTGTTTCTGTGATTCCCGGCCAAATCTGACCTTGACCACCGGTTCCTGTACCTGTGTAACCTGTGATGCGCTTTACGCGGTGTGAAGTACCGACACCCTTCTTACGAACAATCTTGTTGCGTAGAGGAGTTGGGCGTGGTGTAAGCAACTTTGCAGGTGCTTCGAGATCGAAGGCCGCGAAAGATGTTGAAAGTGGAGATGTTAAAGAGATGTCCTTAACAATGTCTGCACTTGCGGTGCGTTGTGCGGCTANAGCCGCGTTAAGTGATCCAACTGCATCAGGNGATANNGACTTGTTTGCTACAAGTGCTTCGATTGCTGAGGCAGGATCAACTGTTGGTGCTTGACCCGGTGTTGTTGAAGGGTTTGAGAAAGACTTGTTTAGTTCTCCAAGATATTGTTCTTGAAGTTCTGCGGCTTTCTTTGGCTTCACATCACCGAAAAGGTCTGTTGCTTTAGGCAGTTGTGCCATAAAGGTATTTCCTTTCGTTAAGTGTGTTATTCGTTAT